GACCTAGTTATTTAAATACTAGGTTTTCCAAGGTCCGTCTCACGACGATTTAGGAAAACCGTTCATACACACACTCTAAATAGAAATACGTATACGAAACATATATTTTTTGAGTTTTTACAATACACACTCCGAATCTCTCAGGTGTATGACTCTAGGGTATAAACATTAATCAAATCTACCCTAATATCTTTATCGATTTTTATTACAAACCGTTAGACTATTAGTTACTTTAGGAAGATATAAACCTAAAGACCTATAAGTAAAGTGGAATTCGAAATGAATCCCTTTAGTAATACTTTTAGCCATTAAAACCCTCTCACTATCACTAAGAGGTCTAATCTTTTTCTTTGCTTTTGATATTATTTTTAAAATATCGTCATTAAACAAATTCAAGGTCATATGAAATTGCACTTCCTCAGGGAAGTTGTAGGTGTATAACAAAAACCTATATATGGCATCCACCAGTTTGTCAAAACTGTTGACATCATATATGGTCATGATCTCACCAACCCATAAGGTTGAAAACCCAGAATGATTAAGATCTATAACAAACTCCATCACAGAGGAAATAGAATCTATCACGTTGGTCATCACCTTACTGGATATTGAGGGGAAGAACCTCTCACTGTTAACTCTAAGTGAGTCGGCCCTAACGCCCAATTTGTTCAATCCTTGGAAAAGATTGTTATTATCTGCTCCAAGGTTGATATTGAGGTCATCGTTTTCACACAGACTTCGGATACATCCCAACTCGAATCTACTTTCTCGAAGTTCAGGAATAGTATGTTGAGAATAATCAGTTAATAAATTAACTGCTCGGTTAAACGTTCTGGCACATATCTTCGCAATGTCATCATCATTACGAACGCTGGAAGAAACATAATTTTGTTGTATAGGTATGTCATCCCAGCCCGACATATTTTCAAAACAGTTGATTCACATTCACTATGGACCTGCGGTGCTTATTTCTCATCAATACAAATCTTTGCATTGAATTTAATGCAAGAACTTCCTCATCACTCAATGGGATGGTGGTGTAGTCCATGAAATCACATGCCATATGTGCCATTTCCGGTTTTATACCTCTGACCCTAGCATGTTTCAGTGGTAAAACCAGTACCTTAGCCTTCAGAAGTCTGAATATTTTATCACTTCTATTTCTAAGTAACGTTCTTTCAACGTTGCAGTACTTCTTACACAACATTTGCATCCTCATTACGTGGTCGGACTTAGACACCTTGAGCAAACTTCCATCCGGTTTAGATACAATTAAATGTAGATTGGTATTTGCACAACTGTTAACACTCGTACAAAAGGAAACTCCCATTTGATAGATGAGTAATTCAGCTTGTCTTTGAGTTAATCCCTTACTTTCATAATATTTAATCATGTTGTTGAAGATTTTCTCATCTTCTAACCTTGATAGTGGTTGATAAACAACGGCTTTGAGTGCGAACTCTTCCAAGTTTTCTTTCGCATCCTCTGTCTTGTCAACAACTACGGTGTCGTCGATCTTTTCTTCGGGTGTTTTCTTGTCTTGCTTATCCGTCTTATCGACTTGTTCTTCTTTCTCAGGAGGTTTGTCATCGGTGAAAAGTTCGTTGACATGCTTAATTGTTTTCAATCTCAGCCCCAACTTCTTTTCAAGTACCCATCCACTAGCATTGAAATCTGTTGTTCCAAACTCATATTTTCTTAGTGTCACAAGCTCATTATCCGACTTAACTTGCGTTTCTCTAGGAACAATTTCGAAAGTTTTCAAATTGGACTTCTCAAAATTTTTAACCTTATCTTTGTACAACTTTATTTCCCAACCTATTTGGACTTTGGTACCAACATTAGGCAGAAATGTACTTAAAAATTTTTCTCCATTGACATACACCACATACTTACTTCCAGGATTTTTGACTATACTGAAGGTGAGTTCAGTTGGTATAGTCTTCAGTATCCTGGCAGATTGATCTTCGTTTATTTTAAAATATTCTGAAACATCTCCCTTACGATGTACGAAGAATAACGTATTGATCGATGTGGTGTGTATGTAATGTACACCTCCTTCAAACATATCTTCTCTGTCACCGATCCAAAATTGGTGATTTACATCTACACCGTTACATGATATCTGCGGCCAAAGTATAGTGTAGTTTAAAGAATTCTTAAAACCACTGTCTAAGAAATTTGAGTAATAAATGCGGAAGATCTTCTTTTTATCTTCTTCATTACTCATTGTAGTACGGTCTTTGTCGATCTGAGTCTCATCTTTAATCGATGTAGAATCGTCACCACTTCTCAGTATTTTTAGATTGAGATTGGTTACTGAATTGAAAACACTTAATGGAATGTCTCCAATTGGTGTTATTTTCACACTTTCTTGGGTTGTCTCAGAGAAAATATTAACACTTTTCGGTTTGGCCCCTTTCAACAAACCATCTGGTCTAGTGCATTCCAAACACGAATCTAGAGCAATTTGATTAGCACTTAGTTTGTCGGACTTGCTGAAGATTACGTCGCCAATGTCTAACGATAACCTCAATGAAACGCCGAATATAGTGTTGGCATTTGATATCTGCACGACTCTCCAACCTTCAACTATTATAAAGCAGTCGTTTCCCTCTCGCAAATATCCAAATCTAAATGCGTTCATACCACGCGGTCTTCTGGGAGTGACGAGATTCCTAAAAGATGAGAAGAATGATCCCAAATTCGACTCATATATCTTTTGGTTGAAGTTATCGGCGGGTTTACAAGTATACACAACATACCCGGATCCTATATGAAAATATAGTTCTAAAGTGACAGGTTTACTTCTTAACGCGGAAGTGTAAGGTATAGAGAAGTCGACTTGTTCTCTATCTTTGTAAGGTAGAGAATAATCTTGATTGAACTTACATCCCACAGCTCTAGTCACTATTTCGGATTCATCATCGGGATAATTTGTCGATATAATGTTATCTACTTCTAGTTCTAATATATCCATACTCAACAGTGAAGACCAGTACCGGTCAATTGAGTTACGTTATAAATAGAATTCTTGTTGTCCTTGTTACAAAGAGCGTTCCTTTTCATCATCATCAGTGTTGCTGCTAATCCATCTGCAGTCGTCGCCATGTCATTACCTCTCATGAAGTCGGTCGCAAGATGCCAATACTCCGGTAATACACCTTGTTTAGCTTGCAAATGATAGTCAGGTTTTACTATACCCAAACCAACAAGAACCTTATAATCATTCGCGTGAGCCCTGGCCCATTTCCTAGCAGCATTCTTCACGTCGGGCATATTGGATTGCATGTGATTGATGAAACTATGAGTTCTCCAACTGTACTCCTTACCATTAACCATGAACACATTCTCGAGATTTGCATTCGACGCGTTCTTTTCCGAAGTACTTTGGTTTGCCCAAGCTTGGAATAGAGATGCGTAGAAACCTGCAAAAATCTCAGGAGATAATGTAGTTTCCCCTGAAATTTGCCTCACAAAACTCTCCATATGTCTCTTGAATTCATCTTCTTGACTCTTAGACATAATGTCTGGTGAGTTAGAATAAACCTGTATTTTTCCCAACCTCGCAAGAGCCAGTTGCTCAGATGTTAATATACCACTGGTTAACTCCATGTCTCTTCTTCCCACATTGTTGACGTTTTCGTTGTCAATCGTATCGGAACGTCTTCGTAGATTATCGTTCTCATTCCTGTCCCCGAAACCTACATCGGAGTCAGAGTCAAAGTTCTTGTCATCGTTTACTTTGCCAGTATCCATCTGTTAAGTTATGATAATATAAAGAACAAACCTCAAATACGCAATAAAGGAATTATTTGCAAAATAAGAACGTGATCCTCTTTTTCAAACCCACACTTAGACCTATTTGAGTCGAAGTAGACAAAATTCTCATTAATCAGATTTAGCAACAAATTCACGAGACCGACTCCAGTTCTTTTTATTTCTAACAATCTAGACGTCAAAGAAGAAATCCTCTCAACTCCATACTTCTCAATCAATTCGCTGAAATCCATGAAACCAACTTACAAAAATCTTTATCACTGTTATTCGATTTACTCTCAGTCATAAGACGGAGTGTGTAATAAGACACTTTTTCCGACTCAGACATCAATCGCAAATTCAACAATTTAAAGAAATCGAACCGCATGTGATTGTCTATTCTGGGGATACTACCAAACAGTCCAGGGTGGTACTCACAAATTTTAAACATTGCCCTGGCTCTATCACCTCTATTGTTGGCCCACTGTCTAATCAAATTATTCGTTCTAAACCGCGGATGGTTTGTACGAACAACATTGACTAGATGATACCATAAATCTTTGGAATCAAACTTAATTCTCTCACCCAAAATTTTAAAATCTATTTCAAAACCGGAAGTCCAACGCTTCTGATTCGTCGTACATCTGCCTAATACGAAAAGAAAGGCATCTAGCAACAAATCTTCATCAGTCTTGACGAATTTACCCAAATATTCTGCGATGGTTTTAGAAACCAATTCGTCAACGTCCCTAGGTAAATCGCAAGAATTACTCATTGGTTTTGGGAGTGCTTGATTCCTATGAAATTTAGCTAGCGGTATCACTTGATCAACTATCTCCACTACAGAGTTCTTAGGAAAAGTTATGAATAGAGAGTCTTCATCTAGACTCAGATCTTTTAAGAACACGTCCTTGAGAAACTTAAGCATTGGTTGACTCAAATCTACCACAGCCTTAAAATTGTCCTTATAACCCTTACTGTTCTTTGTACGGTTGGTGAATTCTCGCATAAACCAGGCGATTAGCAACGGATTTTCGCCTAGATTACCGAGTTCGTCTTTTGGAGACAGACATCGCAGGAAAGAGTTCAAAAACTTTCTATTAACCTCTATCTTTTCTTTCCCAGCCTTTGTAGAATTGAGAACTATAAAATCTTTGAACACCTTGACACACTCACCAAAGAGTGCATTATCGGTAGTTGTCGTCATGACTGCTTGACCAACGTCAGAAGTTTTGACCTCAAAAGCTTTAAGTACACCGGCACTAAGCTCTTTTAGGTCCACGAGTTTTCCTAAGGAATTGCAAACTCTATATAGAGTAATTTTCCTCGTTTGACTCAGTGTAGGATAGTTCTTGTCTATGTCATCCATGGTGTATAAACACCCAACCTCACTTCTATCATTCAAATACTCGTTCATCGACTTGTCATAGTAAGGCTTCCACATCTTAACAGCCTTCATATAATTCGGATTACCGAATAAAGATTCAGGACTGTAAGGTGACATATCAATGTACTTTGGTTCTACATAATACATATATACAGACAAAAGCTTCAAAACCTCTAAAGGAGCCTCAGTATTCACATGAACAACCCCGTTCCTAACCTGATAATTCGATGAAAGATTGTAGGTCTGTCCTTGAAAATTGAAAGAATACTTATTCCTATTGATCTGGTCTAAATTATCTTTCATGACTTCATTAAGTCTTTCCAATTTATCTCTAACATCAGTCTTCTTAAAAGCATATCTGAATGTTTCAGTCACAAAATCACTATCGATTATAGACTGTGACATTATTAGAGAAACGAAGAAAGCTCAAGAAAAGTTCTTATTAACGAAGATTAAACGTTCATACAATGATCTTAAGTCACCGAATTTTGCAGCTGACGTTTCAAAAATGGATGGAGTATTGACCAACTTTAAGAGACTACTAAAACTCGAATCAAAATGACTGAGAATGGAGACAACCGTTGCCAATTCGTCAACACTTGACAGTTGTGTCAGGTTCAAATCTAACTTCTTTACCTTTTCAGTCAAGGCAAATGAGTTAGGCAACAGACTCTCGACTCCAGTTGATTCATTTCGAACAAAAAGGTCAAGAATACCATCAACATTATATTTATACACATACGATAGTTCTTGCCCTAAATCTACAAAATCTTGTGTGTTCACATTAGCACTAACAAGCCAGTCATTATCTAACACGAAAAGACTGGATCCTTCATACACATTTACAGCAGTCATCATGTGTCGATCAACTTTTCTGGTAGTTTTATATGAGAAAGGAACAGACATTGGCTTCCGAATTATGACTCTTGGATTAGCAAACAAGGACACATCCATCAAAGGATGTGAGTTACAATCTATGTAAACCATAGAACCGCTGTCTTCTTGGGCATGCATCATGGAACAGCCGTAGGACACTGCAGACCTCAAGTCTTTATCGATAATTGGCGTAAGTCCAATAGATTTAGCAAAATTACTAACATCTAATTGGACTTTTCTAAGTAACGAAGATCCTCCTACCAAGAAAAGAGCCCCAGAAGTGATTTTATTCCTATCTGCTATTGCTTTAAGTATCTTCAAACTCTTAGCAGTAAACTTCGAAACTATCTTATCCAATTCCTCACCCGAAAAGTTCACAAAGATGATGTTACCGTCGACGTCCAAAACATTGAAATTACTCCTACCAGTGGAGTTAACTTCCTCTTTAATTGCCGCAAGTGAATCTGCTGACAGCGGCTTCTGAAGACTGTTCGTACGCATAATATGTGACAAAATCGCACGATCTATATCTCTACCACCCAGAAACGAATCTCCCAGGGTATCTGCCACAGTGACAAATTTCCCGTCCTTCGCTATCAAAGAAGTATCAAAGGTACCTCCTCCAAAATCATAGACTAAGAAATAGTCGAAGCCAGGATGCTTTGATATCGAGTAAATAGCTGCGGCAGAAGGTTCGTTTATAATCCTTCTCAATGGAAAACCGAGCGACTCACAAACTGATTTCATAAACATCCGTTGCTTGGTTTTGTAATCTGCGGGAACTGACACATTTAAACTCAGAATCTTCAGCTTTTCAACATTTGAGAATAGTCTGACCAAGGTGTCAACATAGAGAAGAATGAGCTGTTTCACAGTATATGTACAAGAGAACCCCTTCGAGATTCCTGTTATTAGCACATCATTACCTTCCAATCTGACCGTATACTGTGGGGATATCTTACGTTTTATTTCTTCAAAGGACAACCTATCAACGCCAACCCAACGTTTTAAGTCATAGAAATAGCAATGGGGTAATTGCGAAGAATCCAAAACCTGGGCAGCCCCACCAACAACCACGTCGCCTGTAGCCGTGACAGATAAACAGGTGGGAATAAACTCCGACCCGTTTATTCTAAGGACCTTCATCGTACCCCCGACGTACGCGGAGATAGTGCTGAAGGTGGTACCAAAGTCTAAACCAGCTTTAGCCTCCATAATACAAAAGAAGAGAAAGGGAATGAAAGAATTTAAGAATACTCAGAATATATTAACGAAACAATTGAAGAGAAGTAAACATACGTGAACTTCAAAACTAACAGTATAAACATAAACAACGAAGTCAATAGAATCAAGAAAGAAAACTAACAGATAGACACTCAAAAGAAGAATATACTACATAGTCTATCAAATACCCTAACATATAATCATCAAGATAACAACCTAATAAAAATATTAAAACGACCGGGAAAAATTACAAAAGAGAAAATCATAATATATTTAATAAGTTAATACTTAAAGAAAACAAGTAATCGCAAAACGTACTATATGCTGATAACAAATAACAAACTATTAACATATAGTCTAGACAATATTCTAAAAGAGAAATGTGAAGGGAAAATCCAAACTAAAAAATATGACATACCATATATAAACACCAACGATAAAACTGTAAAACATCTAATAAGAAATTACTTCCTAATAAATAGTAATCGCAATATCGACATTAAGATAAAATCTGAAGAAGAACTATCAACAAAAGTAAAACTATTCACAATATATAAATATTTACTTGATAACCGGGGGCTATAGGGGTATCGTAAGACCCCTTATAAGGGAGGATGGGTTTGAATAAACCCATCAAAACTTCGATAACTACCGGCCCATTGGTGTTACCTTTTTTATCGCTCAAGATATTCTGTTTCGTTTAGTGGGCTGAGCTAGGTATTATATTAGGTACTCTCTTATGGAGAGAAGATATATTTTTGGGTTTTTGATTTATAAACGCAGAAAAGTAAAAGATATGACGGGCAGTCACTTTGCATCCAATACGTCACACTGATGCGAGTTCTCGGATTACAAAGTCCCATAGACTCCCGAATAGATTGAGTCATTCATCGCAAAAAATGCGAGTCATGACGACAACCAATGATATGAGCTTAAGCTAAAAGCATAACTCAAGGAAAAAACCTGGGTAGTATTTC